GGAACGATTAAGAGTATTTTTTGCCCTTTGTCAACGTAATATCTTACGAGGGAATAAATCATCAGAGATTTGCCGCTGGCAGTGGGGCTTATCAATAGTTTTCTATTGTGCTTTAGAGCACCGTATACTCCCTCAACTTGATATTTCCTTGGTGAGTGAGAGCATATAGAGTGCATATAATCTTTTACCCCTGAATATGAGATATGCTCATTCTCCTCATATGGGGTTCCGTAATACTTATTGTCTTCAAACTTATAACTGTATCCGTAGTTCTTACAGAACTGCACAATCTTATCTAATAGACCCACATAGATCTGCTTAGATCTTATATCGTACAGGTGTATCTCACCGTTCCAATACTTATTTCTATACTGGGGCATAAACTTTGCCCCTTCTACTTCAAATTTAAAATGATCTCTTAACTCATAATCAATATGAGGTTCAGTATTAATTTTTAAAAATACTTCGTTTGACTTAGAGATTACAAGGTCTGTGGTATTCATTCACGATGACATCACATCTGTGAATATTTATCACATATTGTCAAACCTATGTTCTAAGATAATTCTATAAAAATGATCTCGCATTGATTGAAGATTTTCTTGCTCCTGAGGATCTCCTCCTGCCCACTTCTCACATGCCTGAGACAATCCATTATGAATACAACGAACTGCTTCGATTGGTAACTCTAAAGTATAATATTGATCTTCTTGGTCCATTAACCTAATCCTGCGTTGAATTTCATAAACTCAATAGCATTCTTAATTTGATAAGTGCGATTGTTAATCTGCTTCAGTATGCTTTCTATGTAAACTAACATAGTGTCATAGTAATCAATCTTAAGAGATGCGTTTGACAATTTAGCATCAGCATCAAGATACTTCTGCATGGTATCCTTATCTCTAATCTTCTTAGGAAAGGGGTTTTCTACATATACATCAGGATCTGCTTTACCGCTGAAGTATTCATACCTTTCGTGTCTGATATTTTTCCTTTGCTGCTCTGCCTTTTTCCGTAATAGAAAAATGGTGTTATACAGTTCAAAGTACTTTGCATGAAGTGTTGGAATATTTAGCGATTCTGTGTGCAGGTTATCGATATCTAACTTAGAATCTTTTTCCCACATACCTTGAATCGTGTCAAGATCAACAGTCATTTATTGCAGAATATAATGCCTGTATTATAGCACGAAATTATGTGTATGACACTGTTCCTTCAACGAAGTCGAGGTTCATAATAGCAATTCTTTCTCCCATGTCTGTAGAAGCTGGTTGGTCTCCAATTCTCTCTGTAATAACCTTCGAAGTTGAAGTAAATCCAGTAAAAGTTTCTGTAGCAGTTGGGTTTGTCCAGGTTTTGTTTGAGGAATCGTAAACCATGGCACCACCAACAAAAGATGTAACATTGACCACAACTGGTTGGAATCCAACATCTCCACCCTGATACCAACCTGCACGAAGATCAAAGGATACGGTATTAATACCAGCGTTGTTATCAATAAAGTCTTGTTTTGTGAATAGGATGGATTCAACACCTGTTCCAAGATTGTCTCCACCCCAAGTTACACCAGCTCCAGGTATAGAGTTGGACAATCCATAACCAACAGTGACTCCATAACCTGTAGGACTTACAACTGAAGCTCTAATATCTAAGTCTCTACCATCAACAAATGTATATGTTGCAAGGAAGAAGTCTGCAGTCGCAGCTTGAGTTCTTTCTATAGTTACATCTACTGATTGCTCACCACCAGATCCAACTGCTGTTGCAGTATATGTTCTGCTTGTCTCATCACCAAAGACGACAGTAACATCCAAACGTCCATTCGGTGATGTAACGATACCAACACCATTGTTGATAGAAACTTGAGAAGCATTAGTTGTCTCCCAAGTGAATGTAACCTCAGAGTTATTAGGAACGTTTGTTGTAGAACTTGCCGTCAGAGAGATAGTAGGTGCAGGTATATAAGGAATTACTGGATCTGTTCCGATAGGAACTATCTCATAAGATGTATATTTAAATTCAGCGTTTGCTGTAAAATATTGTATGTCTGTGTCTGTTGCATCAAACGTAAGTGTAGTTAATGATGTTGGGAATAAATCCTTAAAATTAACATTAAACTTTGGAACTAAATTGCTACTCAATATTTGAAGAGTTCCGTCTGAATATATGTTCTGTCTATCTTTTACATATGGACCTTTTACTATTCCTTCTGCTGCAAGGTCTCTAAATTCTTGGACTGATTCTGGGTATCCTAATCCACGAATCCAATCTTGTAATTCAAGGTAATTTTCTAAATTTTCATCAACGAGAAATCTTAAACTCAAATCGCCAAATTCTATCTTATCTCCAGGGGTTGGAATGTTCCTGAGATAATTTGGTTGTTCTGCTACACCAAGAACTAAATCTGGTATATTGGCTTCATTACAGAAAAAGGCAACCTTCGGACATCGTTTCAAGTTAAATTGAAATCCTGTAGGTGCAAGAAAATTGCGATTTTCAATTTGAGATCTCGCCATCTTATCTTTTAGATATTTTATCCGTATTCCTATTTAGATAAAA